TATTGTGGTCCGAGATTTGAATTTAATCTTCCCTTCTGTTGCAAATAGCAATGTGTCACGGGTCAATTATTATGTTCTGATGGAAGAATATGACATCACTGACCAAGAAGCAATCATCTCGATTATCAAAGAAGAAAGTCAAGATGTTGACAATTGATTTTTTAGAGCTGCAGCAAGAACAACATCATCAGTTCGATGAAGAAGAGCAGCGATTAACTGCTTAGTGGGTATGTCTGCTAGGCTAAAATCATCTTTTTCACTTAGATATTTGTTAACTGCCTTCTCAACCGTCATAGATTGATTCCGTTGAGCCTTCAATTTAATGATGGTTTTGACATCCAGGGAGAAGGTTTTGGTCATTCTCATTTTTTACCCTCCTTTCCTGGGTTGTTTTGTATACGAAATGTCGATCGATTTTTATCCTGGGTGCGCCAATCTTCCGGCCTTCCCCATCCAACGGCAACGAACTGTCCATCGATTCTGGCATAAATGCGCCTCCATCCTAATGCGACATAAGGAATTTTACTTTTCATTGGGATTCCCCCCTGAATGGGCAGCAAACTTGACATGAAGATACGAAAAAGAAGTCGGCAACGCAGTTTAACGCACCGACCCCGTCTTCTTTTCGGTTGTGTATGCAGTAAAATTGGCTTCGACATCGTGAACATTGGACGCACATATTAACGCCGAGCGGGTTTTAGTTAATTAACTAACCTACATCAATGGTACGAGAGACGGTTGGATGGGGTACTGCGTACCCACAACACCGCCACAACCGGCATGGCTCAAGGGTGGAACGATATCTACTACTACTAATAACCTCCTTGGGATAACCCTACACTATGGCAAGAACTGATTCTTTCTTTATCCGAGCACAAGTGCTCACAGACGGCGTGAACTACAACGAAGCAGCGATAGACCTTGGGGCATATGTTGATGCCCTAGGCAAATCCGTCCTTCGCATCCACAATGTTCAGGTTCAATACGGAACTGCTGGTACATACATTGGCGCTCGTTCTCCAGACATGGTCAGCGGAACTCAATACCAACTAACCACTCAATCTCAAACCAGCTTGGTTTCCCTAAACAACCGTAGCGTCGTTTCTTCGGGTTCGCTCAACTACAACACAGACGGCGCTGGTTCGATTCTTTCCGTCACAGAAACTCTCGACGCAGGCCCACAACACTGGACCGATGGCTACCTCATTGCCGTCGAGCAGATGTACCTTGGAACCGACCAAGGTACGGATTCGCTTGATGCTGTTAGCATTGTTTTGGAGTGCACTGTTGAAACCATGACTCAAGCCGCAGCAATGGCACTCGCCCTCTCCCAACAGTGAGGCGATTACCTATGCCTACCGACGCAGAAAGAGCCGCCGCCCTAAGGGCTGCTGCTGACTATCTCGTACAAACTGGCGTGGCCTTGACTCCCCTCCCTGCTGTCATCAAACCCGCAGCAGCCACAGTCGCTCCTACAATCGTTGAGAACTTGGCGATTGAGGTTGCTAGGATTCTGGCAGGAACCGGAAACCCTACCGTGCCAAAACCACGCAAGAAGCGTAAAGACCCCAAGATGGCAAAGGCCCTCAAGCAGTCTAATGCGCGGTTCCGCAAGAAGAATGGCAACATGCGGGCAGGTGCTACACAAGCAAAAATCATGTCCTACGCTCACAAACTACGGAGGAAGATGTGATGAGGTCCCGAGAACGAGTCCGTACTCTAAGGGGAACTTATGAATTCCCTGCCAGAGCAGGTGGCGACCCACCCAATACGGGTCGTCGTTCACTTATTCTGGACGATGGTCGAATCAATGTTGGTTATCGAATCATTCAATTTCGCATATGGAACGCTGATGCAACCGGAGAACAAGATGCGTTTTCATCTCAAGCCCACCTTTCGATGTCGTTAGACATCACCTCAGCGTTGTCTGATGCCTCGGATAACCGAGAAATCGCATGGGCAGCATACAATACCGGCACTGGATATGGGATTGACCAGTTCCATCTCGTTGACCCCGACCATATTGTGGTCCGAGATTTGAATTTAATCTTCCCTTCTGTTGCAAATAGCAATGTGTCACGGGTCAATTATTATGTTCTGATGGAAGAATATGACATCACTGACCAAGAAGCAATCATCTCG